CAACAAACAAGGCAAAATACGGTGGTGTTTATCAGGTTAAAAACGACTTGCATTCCAAGCTACCTGGATCACCTAACGCTTTTTTAAATCATGACATAGCTACTAAAAAGGATTTGGATACAGCATGGTATATAGATCAAATCGAAAAAAATTCATTTTAGAAAGAAGAAAAGGCGGTGGGAAAATAGTGTGCTTAAATATGTAAAACTTGAACCGGGGCAAAAGAAGCCTGATCAAAAAAGCCTAGAAGACTTCTACACAGATCTTTCTAAATTGAATGATGCTGCAATTCTATTAAATCCAGAAACAGTGGTTGTTGACTTCGACGAATACCCAGAAATTGGATATAAATTATTGGAAAAATATCCCACATTGGCTTTTGAGACTAAAAGAGGTTTACACCTTTATTATAAGCGGCCGATTCAAATCAACGGCAAGAAAGTTCTTCTTAGAAACTGGGTCAAAAAGCTGACTGTATCAGGTGCTTTAGTGGATTATAAAACAGGAAATAATACCACAGCAACAGTGAAACAAAACGGAAAGCTTAGAAAAATCCATGGTCGATTAGATATGTTTGACGATTTGCCAACATTGCCATTAGAGCTTTTACCTAGTCGATTAAAAAATGTGTTGACTGATATGAAAGAAGGATCTAGAAATAGTTCGTTATACTCACATCTTTTGACTGTGCGTGAAATGTATGAAATTGATTATGACACCTTAACTAAGATTGCTCATTTCATCAATGAAGAAGTTTATTCCGATCCATTGCCAGAACAAGATGTTTACGGATTAGTAAATTCAGTAAGTGAAAAAGAGATTCGAGAGCAATTGTATTTGGATCCCAAAGACATGATTGCGACCAGCGAAGCATTGGCCGATGATCTAAGTATCAAATTTTTTAACGGATCAACTTTTCATAAGGAAAATAATTGTTGGATAAATGATCAAAATAAATTACTTAGACAGATTGATCGGCAGATCAAATTAAAGCCAAACAACTGGAAACAACTAATGGATCTATTCAAAGTAAAAGGTGAATTGATTGAAACGCATGATTTTCCAATCCAGTTTCGTAATGACTTTATGCTTGATGGTGCAGACATCATCCCTATGGCAACGAAGGAATTTACACCATACTTTCTTAATGTTGAATATGATCCTGATGCATATGATAAAACTGTGGATGAATTCTTGGACTTTCTATCATCAGATAAGAATGATTTACGAAATGTCATTGAAGAAATGCTTGGCCATATTCTTATGACTGTCGGATTTCCACATAAAGTTTTCTTTTTGGTTGGATCGTCCGGGGCAAATGGTAAATCTACATTTTTAGAAATGTTGAATTCGTTCATTGGCGACTTAGGGCTTAACCTTGCGTTGGAGCAATTTAACGACCAAACATCAGTAATGGAATTGGAAGGTAAGTTAGTAAATGTTGGGGATGATATTGATGCTGGATATATGGAGAAATCAATGAACTTCAAAACCTTAGCATCAGGAAACACAATCATGGTCCGACCCATCTATTCGAAGCCTTACAAGTTGAAAAATAAGGCAACTTTGATTTTTACCGCAAATGAAATGCCGACCTTTAAAGACAAATCAGGCGGTATTGCAAGACGTGTTGTCGTGATCCCATGCGAGAACAAAGTAAAAAAAGCAGATCCTAAAATCGATGAAAAATTATCATCTGATAATGCTAAGTCATATTTATTAAACATAGCACTCGCTGCAATGGAGAGAATTAATAATAATGGCGGCCAGCTTTCCTCCTCCGAAACCGTCGCGAAAGTGACAGAAGAGTATTTTGTAGAAAGCGATACGATCTTAGGATTTATCAATCAAGGGCCAATTGAAGAAAACATGACAACAAAAGCGGTGTACGAAGAATATCTGCGATTTTGTGAGGAGTCAGGCGCAAAGGCATACTCACAAACTAAATTCACACAGCGGCTGAAATCATTGGGATATGAGAAAAAAGACCGAAGAATGATGGGGAAAAAATATTACTATTACAAACAAATAGATATAAATTAGCAGTCCCTACTTTTTACAGCAGTCCCTACTTTGTCCCTACTTTTTTTTCAAAAGTGGGGACTGGTCAAACCGTTGGTATATATAGGTTTTTAGATAGTAGTCCCTACTATCCCTACTTTTTTCTTTTACTTAAAAAAAAAAGAAAGAATATAT